CGGCGATGCTCCCGAACCTTTTCCGGGTTCTTCTTCCGCCATTCATCTTGGTACTGCTTACCGGGCATCAGCGACCCTTCTTATAGAATTCAGGGTGGCCGGATGAGAAATCCACCACCGCACCCCATTCTAACCGATTAGTCTTCCTATGCGCAAGGGCGAATCTTTTTCGTTCCCCGATTGACCGGCCGGGGGGCATGGGTTCAGTCGGCTTTCCTGTAGGGGCATCTTCGACCCCTAAGAGCATTAACATATCAGCTATGACTCTATCCCCGTGAGTAAGTTGCGCCGATTCTGATTCTTTAACGAATTCCGCGGGTCCGAGGCCACCAGAATCGTAGTAGACGTAGGTAAGAGCCTCGTCAAGCGCCTCAGCCGAATGGTTAATGATTCCCGCATGGGCGTAAGCTCGGCGCAAGATGCCGAGGGTCTGTTCTTTCTTTTCCTTAGTGCTGTGCCAGCCGTATCGTTTACCAGTCTTCTCCGTCACCGTGCCCGCAGCTTTATCAACATAGTAATTTGGATATTGCAAAGTCTTGACAAACACGCGGCCAAAATCCCAGCCGGGGCCGTTAGCTTCCCAGATAACCAGTGGATGCCCACCGGAACGAGCACCGCCAAACCATATAGCAGCAGCAGAAACAATTCGAGCGAGATCGTAAGGAGGTACATTAGCATCAGCAAACTCCGCGATCTTCTCACGGGTTTCGGCACAAAGGACAGATACCACCGAGTTAGAAGCTCCCTGCCCCTTGGAAATATCGACGCCGAAGATGTAGTTCTTGGTTTGATCGGGGCGTCCTCCTACGTTGGCCGACCAGAAGCGCCAGCTTCCAGTCTTAGCGATGTTGATCTGATCTATCTGCTTACGTGCGATTATCCCAGGCATGGCATCCTGGGCCACATTCCGAAGGAAGTCAAAGCCGCGTGTAAACGTCGCAGGCTTGGCAAATAGCGCCCGGTGCTGCTCGATGGGATGCGCGTCGAAGAAGGTGGACCCAGAACCGATATCGTCCATGTCCAACTCTTGGGCCATTTCCTGGGGCGACCGGCGCTCGGATTCAAAATCATACCACTTAGACCTGATCTTCCATGCGTGGGTGACTTCATCTTGGACGACATACCGGCCCTTCCCCTTCTCTGGGTGTTCCCACCACGGCATAGTGAAGACTTTGATCTTACCCGACTTCTTCCACTTGGTGTATTCTGTTCCCGGCCCTGCGGGCGTGGAATTAACGAGGCGGCATTGCGCCACATCTCCGGTACTCTTGCGAATCATCTGGCCCGCATCTACTTTAGCGAATTCATCAAGAAGAAGGGCATCCCGCCTGTCACCGGATGCCGCGTTCTGGTTCGTGGATTCACCGTCAATCCGGCTATTAGTCGCCAAATTGGTGAAGGACATCGTTACATCTTTGATGGGGGGAACCATCCAAGTAGGAAGCCATTTTCGTATGTACCTGTGTTTATAGAATAACGACTTGGGGTTGTCCCTCCCATCTACGTATTCCTCCGTGCGGGACATCTCAAGGAAGAACACGGGGTCGGTGCGGAAAAGAAACTGGTGTTCAAAAACCAGGATGTGATCCCAAGATGCCCCCATGTCGCGTGATTTGTCCGTCAACAAGTCATGCTGATCGCGGATCGCCCCCTCTATGGCAAGCAAGTGCCGGTCCTGTATTTCCCAAGTTACAAAGGGCGCATTCGATCCATCTTCCCTCAGCCTTTGTTGGCCCTCATCGTTGATCTCTCGAAGCTTTAATGTATAGACAAAGGCATTCACCCAGAATAGAAGTGAATCCCGGCAAGCGGCCCAGAGGTCATTCTGAAATTGGGGATCACTATCGGCATCGCGCAAAAGCCGCGCCCGGTACTCCAGATTCTCATGGATCGCTTTAGGCACCTTGAGACCGGTCTTGGGGCACGTCCATATAACAGGTTGGTTAGGGAAAGGGTGCGCCAATTCGGGTTTGTTGGTGTCAACCATTGGCCTCATCCAAATACCGGGAGGCCCGTCTCAAATTGTCGGCATTATCCTGAAACATACCAAGACCATAATTACACTCAGCACAAAGCAGACCCCGTATCTTACCAGTTATATGATTGTGGTCCACAGACAATCGTTTGAGGGTCTTCTTATGGCAAATTGCACAGACGCCGCCTTGCTCGGAATTCATGGCGTCGTATTTCTCAATTGACAGCCCATACCGTTCAAACAAACGCTTCCTTCTACTATTTGGGTTTTCCCGGTATACCCTATCCTTCTGACGAGCCGGATCACAGCAACACTTCTTGCAGTACGAAGTATATTTCTTATTCCGGGTACGACTGATGTAGAACTCCGACCAGGGCTTCGATACTCCACACCGCGGGCATTTTTTACCCCCGCGGGAATGGGGCACCAGGACTGGTGCCAGATTCGGCTGGATCGTAGAGATAGTCGGTATCTCTATCGTCGTGGATTTCGCCTTCGCCAATGGGCCTACTCCTCGCCGGGTTCGGCGTCATCCTCAGACTTCTCGGCCGCGGCCTTGGCCATCGAATTGATCCGGGCCTTGCCTAAGTCCGTGACCTTCTCCGTTAACGACCGGCCTTGATCCTCCACGACGGCCAGAGGAATCTTGCCTTCGATACGATTGTAGAGTATGTCTATCGCGCGCCAGTCGGGAGGAAACCGAGTTTCCTTGCCGGTCTTGGGATCAAGTTCCTTGAAGCCGAGCGCCGACTTCCAAACGAGTTGGGCCAACGCCGCTGCCTTGGTAATGGGATCACCGTGGTCGTCCTGGGTCTCGATGTCCAGCGCCAAACTTCTGAGATACTTCGACAGGATCGCGCCTGTTGGAACCTTGATTTCTTTCTTGTTAGCCACCGACCACGATCCCAACTGGCGTTGAAACTAGTGTTCCTGTTGTTCCACCACCAGGACCGAAGGCTACGCCATTCTGGACTTGTGCCGCAGTTGGGAGGATAACAGTCCCAGTCGCGCCGAATATACTAGCTGACGTTAGAATTTGAGCGGTAGTGGGAACCGGCTGAACGATCCCCGCGCCATTCGCCACCGCTGCCGACGAATCCAGTAAGCACCAAATCCCGGTGGAAAAACTTAAAAAGGCATTGGTATTAAACGAAAACGTGCCTGTAATTTTAATAGGGCTGCCGCTTGTAGCAAAATTGGTAATGACTAACGATCCTCCCGCCCCTTCAAGATTGATATCCCCAAACGTCTTGACCTGACTTGCATCAGGGGCGCTGATAGTCAGGGCAGAAACAGCATTTCCTAGGGGGAACGAAATATTGGCCCCCCCAGCCCCGTTATTTGCTTTCCACCCCGTCGTTAGATTAAATGACGCCACTCCCGACAAGCAACCAAAGATTACGTCCCCCAGCCAATTCCCACCGAGTAGATAGGTTAGGTTTAACGTGACCGCGGAATTGAAAGACGACCCCGCCCCAAAAGTGCAGGTTGTCCCCGCACTAAAATTATAGGTACTCCCTGCATTCATATACACTTGCTGCGCCGCGGCTAGGGTTACGTTAGTCCATGCAACATTGGTGGTAAGGGACGCGCCGTTAGATGCCGATGCCGCCCAAGTAACGGTGTCTCCCGAAACCACAGGCGCTCCTTGAGAGATTGGCACATTAACAGCGAATGTCCCATCTGTAAACCAGTATGTATAGACAATGCCATTATTGGCCGAATAGCCTTTGAACGACCCCGTAGTATTATACCACGTCGGAGTGTTAGATATGGTTCCCATTACGGCATCCCTTTAACCGCGCTAATCAATGACGATAGGGCTTTCTGGTCACTCGATGAAAGCAATGCCAATATGTTTGCGCCAGTTGAAAGGGTAGCCATAAGCTGAGGTGCCAGACCCGCGGATAGTTTAGCTACCATAAAGGTAGTCTGGTCGGCGGCCGATGTCAAGCTATTGAAGGCTTCTTCGTCCTCGCCCTCCAGGAGTACGCCCTTGGATATACTAATAGCCATATCTAGACCTCCGTTATTCCGCCAGTGATAACCACGTCCAGCGCCCCGGCGTCCGCTATAACCGCCACGCCGTACCCCTTGGGGCCGGTGCGGGGGGTGTCGAAGTGATGGGCCACGCCGCCCGTTACCGAAGCCTTCCCCTTGACAATCCGGGTGCCCGCAGTCGAGGCTATCGCACCACCAATGGGGTAGAACAGGATTTCGTAGTTGCCGCCCGCGGGCATCAAGAGTTCGATGTCCGTGACTACGGCAAATTCGGTGGCTGTCTGAACACGGGTTTGGACGACGCCCGCAATAACCTGCGCCCCGGCCGGATAGAGGATCGCAGCTAAGCCCGAGCTGGCGTCGGTGCTGATGACTTCGCCATGTACAGGATCGCCGATTGATGTCCAACCCAAGAGGCACCTACCTTTCGCAGATATAGCCAGCCATAGTTCTTATTCCTTGACCCTTCATCCTACCCGGTAGGGCGAAGCCGGTCAAGGGCTATTTAATGTTTGCATTGAAAGTTTAAGTCGATGGGTGCCGGTAATCGTGGCTTGCCCTCCCATATTGTTTGCAATGGAATTTCGTGTCGATGGGTTCCGGTAATCTAGAGTCCCATTTGGGGAAGACGATCCGGGAGGCCATACCCCGTCCCCTACGCATAGACCTACGCATAGACCTATACCATGTAGCGACATGTAATCCTTATATGTTGCATCACAATAAAATTTATTATTCTCTTGCTATCTGTCTAGCGTGTCGTATATTCCCAGTGGCAATAACGCCATTGAAGGAGTAAGATATGAAGATTCGATTGATCGTACCAAATTATAACAGGAATACTTCCCCGATAGTTGCATACGGTTCACTTATCGCAGACATTGCTGGAGGGTTCACGGCCACGCAGGCTGTCGGCGGGTGGAAGGACGATCAAGGCCAATTGATCGTGGAACCCGTGACGGTGTTCGATATCGCCGCAATGGATAGGCCACATGCAACATTCCCTACGCTTGTCGAATCAGATATGCACAACCTTGCCAAGCAAATCGCCCGTGAACTATTTCAGACATGCGTATATCTGGAGATAGATGGCGTCGTCGAATACGTTACCCCGTAAGGGGACAAGCCCTAGGCCCATCGGCCATAACTAATCGCAGACCTTGTGGTCTACGTGCCCCCGACATGGTGTAAGAAGCATGTCGGGGGTTTTATTTTATGCTCGCGAGCGGGGGACACCGGTCAAACGGGCGTCAAACCGACCTAGTTGCACAATCTTTGTGCAGTTGCGCAGTTTTTGTGCAGCCTGTATTACCCTAATATTACGGTAAGCCCAAAAAGCGGTATTACCCCCCCTTATTAGGGTAATACTCATTTATGCAAAAACCCCCCATATTTGGCACTTTTGCCCCTACTTTACCCGATATTATCACTATTACCCCCCCCCAATTTGCTGTCTCCGTCCGTAGAATAAGTATTACCCGTAAGGGGGTAATGCCTTCTCTATAGTCCTACTCCTTTATTAGAATAGATAACAGAGATAATAACAGTAAATAGCTTGTTTCAAGGGGTTTGCTCATTCGACCTTACCCCATGTTATTTTCCTTACCCGTAAGGTTTACCCTTGACAGCCTTACAGTAATATGCTACATTGATCGTCATAGGAGATTAGCCAATGGCTAAAGAATTCACAGAATATCGCGAGTGCCCTAAGTGCGGCCAAACCATTCATCGTCGGGATTACGGAAGCCAAGCCTATTGCAAGCGGTGCTGGCACAAGTATCTTGACAATCGCAAAGAAATCAATCGGCTTACAGAGCTTTACGATCAATACTACGATGATCCTGTGTTGGGTCCAAAGCTCAAAGCCCAATTGGAGACCTTAACGGCGGAGTGCCAGGGCAAGCGGGCCAAACCCAATGGGGCCAAACCCAATTTGCTTCCGCCGGTTTTGTAACGTATACTTCAATTAGAGGTGAATTATGGCGATTATTTGCACATCTTGTCACAAGTACACGTCGCATCCATACGGCGATATCATTCTTCCTGAATTCTTAGGTGGGCACGTGATTTCTGGCCCGCTATGTTCAGAGTGTTGGCATGGGACGTTGGACTGTGCCCAATTGACTATCCGGGTAAAGACACTATCTAGCATAGAAAAAGCGGCCTTCGTACATTCATGTGTTAACGCAATGTATGGAGCAGCTCCGGTCAACGTCAATACCGATCCATCATCCTCTAACTACGATCCTCTAACCGATGAAACCTATGGCGATTAAACCTTACAACCTAACTACCGTACGCAAGCGATTAGACGCATGGGGCAACTTGTTGACTGCCAGTCAATTGGCACAGGGCAAGGTATGGTATCATAACACCCATATGTTTGCTCAGGAATTATCCACACGGTACAATGTGACCTTGGAACAAGCCGTGGGCGTCATAGCTTGTCTATCGGTTCAAAACCGATGGGACGTGAACAAACGGGACGCGGAAAATCTCTGTAGGGCCAATTATGACGGCCTTGACCTTGACGGCGTTATCGTCGTAACCTATGACGGCCAAAAGCGTAAGGCAATCGCGATACTCAAGGCCAAACCACAAGCCGATATCGCCAGCATGGTAGCTACGCGGTATGGTCCTAAGACTCAGGCATTCTATTCCAACATTCTGAATCCCGAATCATCCTATCGTGTTACTTTAGACCGATGGGTATTTCGTGGCCTCGACCTGGAACAATTCGCCAGAGGCGCGGGCAATCGCTATGTCTGCCTGTACCGCAAGCTGGAAGAATTGTTCCGCGAGGCCGCTATTCGCCTTGCCTTGCAACCCTGCCAATTGCAAGCGGCAGTATGGATATGTATCCAAATGACTGCCGATGCGGAACAATGGGATGGTTCACGGCCTACGCACAAGACGGAAGTCTATTCCGAGACTGGAGACTCCATTGCGCCATTCTGATCCAAGTGCAGTGGCTGTGCTTACAACATCACTGGGAGGTCCACCATGTTTGCTAAAGTTTTTAGTTGGGCGGTTCGTGTTGGATTTGCCTACGTCCTTTTGACAATGTAGACTTACTATAGAAAGGAACAAGACATGCGTAAATGGTTAGCAATCGACCAGTATGGCAATCGCGTCGTTTATGAGTCTGAGACGCCCCGGAAAACCCTGCTCGAACGTGTCGGCAAGAAGTCGGCTAGGAACAGCTATCGCGACAATGCCGATGGATCAGCAAGGCACGTCGGCTGGATCGTCGGCGGATCGTGGTATGATGTCTACCTTCTTACACCGTTAGCGGAGGTCCGCAATGCCAAGGTATCCTGAACACTGGTGTATGAACGTAACTCCGCCGCTAGGCCGTCCGAGACTCATGCACCGCGATACCCGCACCCTGCTATGGTGCATAGGCGGGTGGGCGGTGCTCATGGCAGGCGTGATCGTGGCGATATGTCTGCTAGTCAAATAATTCTCTTGACAATTATTTGCTTTGTCCGGTAAAACCGGAAGAATTGGAGGTCGTATCATGGCACGTTTTCATAAGGGTAATGACGGTTGGGGACGCGATTCATACCGCATCCCCCAATACGCGGTTGCGGGGTGTTCTGTGACCGATGAGGAAGGCCCGGCTCCGGCAAGCTTAGCGAAACGGGAGTTGATAGAGTTGCGTGATTACTTGCGGGATTACTACAAGATTCGATGCCGGTTCAAAGCTACACCCTCGGGCAATTGCTGTATGCACAAGGCATGGCTTGTGGTTGCGGGCAAGGATTTCGTTGCGGCACAACCCCAGGCAGAACAATGGCTTGCCGATCATTGGGGTGGTACCCACCTAATCCATGATGCCAAATAATTGTCTTGACAATTATTTGCTTTCGTGGTAAACTACGCTTATGCTTCAATTGTGACCGAACAGAACTTTAACTGGAGGTAGCAAAGATGAAAGTCGGAATTTACAATCATGCGATTCAAGAAGCGGATGAAACGAATCTTCAATTCGAGTATCATGCCGCGTGTCTTGACGCGGGCGTTAAAGCCCCATTCAAGACCTATTCAAAAACCGATCCGGTGGACCTGCCGCCTGTCAAGGCTCAAGTGCTACGCGGCGGCAAGCTGGTTGATGCTCCGGTCCGCTAACGCGGGCCGATATGTGTCCTACACGGGTTACGCCGTGAGGCGGGGTGCAACCCCCCGCCGTAGGATTAGCCGATAGTGGCTTGGAGGTGCAAGCATGAAAATCAAGTATGCAAGATGGCCCGAAGATATGGGAATAATAGTCAAGGGCACTGCCATTACAATTGACGGCGTTAAATACCATCGTCATTGTAACGGTGGTGGTTTAGTAGCTGACACCGCGATAGTGGACAAAACTGTTTTTGTGGGTTTTTTCGCCAAGGTCTTCGGCAACGCCAGGGTCTCCGGCAACGCCGAGGTCTTCGGCAACGCCAGGGTCTTCGACAACGCCGAGGTCTTCGGCAACGCCGGGGTCTCCGGCAACGCCAGGGTCTTCGGCAACGCCGAGGTCTCCGGCAACGCCAGGGTCTTCGACAACGCCGAGGTCTTCGGCAACGCCGGGGTCTCCGGCAACGCCAGGGTCTTCGGCAACGCCGAGGTCTTCGGCAACGCCAAGGTCTTCGGCAACGCCGGGGTCTCCGGCAACGCCAGGGTCTTCGGCAACGCCGGGGTCTCCGGCAACGCCGAGGTCTTCGGCAACGCCAAGGTCTTCGGCAACGCCGGGGTCTCCGGCAACGCCAGGGTCTTCGGCAACGCCAAAGACCTCGGATAATTCTTAGGGATGCCAGCGCAGAGGCCGATCTTTCGCTCCTTTCAGTCGGCCATTCCGGGGTGTAACTCCTCGGAGTCCCTTTGGGCATGGTGCCCTGGAGGTGCAAAAATGTGCAAGCATTGTCGAGCGTTGATGATTAACGGCGTTATGTGTCACGAGCACGGGTGCCCCGACGCCTGGAAAGACCACACGCGGGAATGCCCGGAATGCGGCCGTGAATTCGTGCCGGAAGCTCCGGACCAGCAATTCTGCGATGGCCTTTGTGCGGAGTATTACAATGGGTAGCATAATCGTACACCCCGAAATCCGCCGTCGTGAATTGACAGGCGGGCGGATCGTGTGGGTCGCCAACCGATGGGACGCGGCAGGCAAGTGGACCGGCTGCGGTGCCCACATCCGGCTCAAGATCGCTGTTGCCTCGGTCCGACGACCCGGCGACGACTTGGAGGTGGACAGTGAATAAGCTATACAAACTAACGGATCAAAACGACCAAACGTACAACAAATGTCAATGGGGTCCAGGTGTGACCCATAATACATCCGGCGAGGGCGAATTGTGCGGACCGGGATTCACGCACTGGTATACTCATCCACTACTTGCGGTGCTCCTAAACCCGCTACATTGTAACTTTGATCTCGCAACCGCTCATCTGTGGGAGGGGCGAGGCACCGTAGAGAAAAATGATTGCGGTTCGAAAGTAGGGTGTCGAAACGGTAGGACGCTCCATCGTATTCCTATGCCCCAAATCACGCCAGAGCAAGTCGCGAGGTTCGCGATACTCTGTGGCAAAAAAATCTGTGCGAACCCTCTTTGGAATAAGTGGGCCGATGCTTGGCTATCTGGTGAAGACCGTTCACCCGAGGCGGCTGAGGCGGCGGCTGAGGCGGCGGCTGGGGCGGCGCGGGCGGCTTGGGCGGCTGAGGCGGCGGCTTGGGCGGCTGAGGCGGCGGCTGAGGCGGCTGGGGCGGCGGCTTGGGCGGCTGAGGCGGCGGCTGAGGCGGCGGCTTGGGCGGCTGGGGCGGCTAAATTTGACTTGATCGCGATAGCGAAGGAGGCTTGCAAATGAGTAACCCCCCGACCCTCGCACCGTTCAACGTAAAGACTGGCAAGTTCACCACCCCCGGCGTTTCGATGCCTTCTATGCCTGCCCCGGTCTTATGCTGTGGGCAAAAAGTAGACGGCCCGGCCAAGCCTAAATTTCTGCGGGTGCGGTGCAATGCTCCCCAGGCACTTCACAAGTTTATCACCGATCTCAAGGAAGCCCGTGATTGTTGCAAGGATTCAGGAGGCAACTATTCCGCGTTCCTGATCCTGTCGGACGGACGAAAACTCCAAGTTGAAATCGCATTCCCCGGACGGATTTAACTTGACACTGGATGAACTTTTGGTACAATAACTGCGTAACGCATCGAACTTTATTGGAGAATACAATGGTAGAAGCACCCCCGGCATTGCCGGATCGCAAAGATGATGGCAAGCCAAGCAAATATGTCCAGCGGCTAAGAACGATCATCTGCGGCCAGATGCAGACCTCAGCGGACCCCGCTGCACGACAGAAGTTTTCGGTCCTGCTGGACTGCCTGAACAACGAGCACAAAGACCTGCCGCAAATCGGACTGACGGGTCGGGCCGACCACCCGACCTGCACGAGCATTCTCGTGGCGAAGGTCGTACAGGCGATCAGCATGATCCGCGTCCACGCCGTCGTCAAAGACCTGGAGCCGGTAGTGGCCGAGGCCGAGCGGCTGGTTGGGCGGGACTATCGCATCGTGGGCGAACCCGGCGTCGGTTGGGTTGCCGATTTCGAGGAAAAGAAATGAAACTCTCTATCAAGAATCAGCATGAGCTTGCCTTGGCAAGATACCGGCAGATCAACACTACTCTACGGGCGGAAAATGCCCAACTTGAAACAAAGTGGAATCAGGCTGTAAGGGAACTCGCTCGGTGTTCTGCCGATACCGACGCCGCTAACAATCGGAGTCACACTGCGGAGCAAAGGTGCGGAGAACTACAGGCACAAGTCGTCAATCTTCTAAGGCAATTTGAACGCCTTGTAGCTTTGCAAGCCGATAAATTGGAAAAGAAATAACGTGACCATGCCTGCCCCGAACCTTCCGACCATACCTCCCTCCCAGGTACAACCTCCACCTGGGCCGGTCAACGTCGGGGCAGGCTGGTCTTCCGTATTGAAGGACGCGGGTTGGCCGACCGAGATCGTCGTGCTCGATTTCGAGTGCTACTTTTCGAAGACCTATCACATGGGCCGGTCTAAGGGATCGCTTTCAACAATCGAATATATCCAAGATGCCAGATATGAAGAACTCGGTGTGGCTTGCCTTATTGCCACCCCGGAGCGGCGAGAGTCCGCGGTCTTCTGGCCCGGCGTGGAGGAACAGTTGTGCTACCTCCAATCGAAGTATGGCAAGAACTTGGAACGATGCACCATTGTAATGCACAACGCAAGATTTGACAGTTGTATTCTGGTCAAGCGGCACGGCATCACGCCGCCCTATATCCTGGACACCCTTGCCCTGTCCCGACACGTGGATGCTCGTGATCGGCACGATCTCAAACATCTCTGCGAGAAGTACGGCTTGCCCCCTAAGGGGGAAACTTTGCAGTTTGAGGGCTGTCACTGGAAGACCATGACGGACGACCAGCGGCTTGCTATGTGCCAGTACGCGACGAATGATGCAGAACGCACGATGGATTTGGTTGCCCTTCTCCTGCCCCGCCTGACGCGGCCTGAAGTCGAACTTCGGCTGGCCGCTCATACCCTTCGGCTGTTCTGGGATTCTGATTTGGAATTTGATTCCAAACTTGCCGCCGACCTAGCCGCCAGGATGGAGGCCCAGGTCGCCAAGGATATGCCTGTAGGAATCGCCGTCAAGGAGATCAGCGGCGACAAAAGCTATTGCGCCTTACTTGGTGCTGCCCTTGCGGAGACGGGCGAAGTTGTCCCGATGAAACAGGGTAAGAAGGAACTGATCGCCGCACTCGCAAAAGATGATTCCGCGTTGGCAGAACTCAAGAGACACCGCAACCCCCGCGTCCGTGCCCTGATTGCTGCTCGGCAGACCGTGAAATCAACCCCGCTCCATATCAAGCGTATCAAGTCGATGTCTGCCCAGGCCAAGGCCAACGGTGGGCGATTGCCCATACCCTTGAATTATTACGGTGCCAGTACGGGTCGCTGGTCGGGCGGCGAGGGCATGAATCTCCAGAATTTACCTACACGGGGTAAGGGCTTGCAAGTAGAGATCAAACACTGCCTGGTCGCCCCGGAGGGTCATGTTCTGATCCTCGCGGACGCTGCGCAAATCGAGGCTCGTGGCGTGGCGTGGATTGCGGGGCAAGAAGACTTGCTCCAAGCGTTCCGCGACGACCGCGATATATATTCGGCCTTTGCCGAAATAGCCTTCGCCGCCCCATGCCGAAAACCCAAAAAAGATGACCCACCTCCGGTCCACAAGCTTTTATATGGGCGACGGTTCATCGGCAAAAAGTGTATTCTCGGTCTAGGATATGGTATGGGGCACAATCGGCTGCTGGAATCTATAGAAGAAGACCCGGACGGTCGGCCCTTTGTGATCTCCGGTCAAGTAAACTTAACTGAGTGCAAGCGGTATGTGGATATTTACCGGAACACATATCGGATGGTTCCTAAGTTCTGGACCGATATTGAAAATACATTCAGATACGTGGTGCGTTATGGTCAACCCAAAACCCTGCGGGGCTTATCGCTGTCTAAGGACGGATCAACTGTCGTGCTCCGATTGCCCTCTGGTCGGGCACTATTCTACCCCCACGCTGGCATCGACCGAGACAACCAGCTTGGCTACCAGTGGGGAAAACTCTACGGCGGCACCCTAACCGAAAATTGTGTACAAGCGATGTCCCGCGATATCCTAGCCGACGCGATTTTATTTTGCGAAGATCACGGATTTAGGGTTGCATTCCACGTGCATGATAGTATAGTAGTAGCAACGCCAACCGAACAACAGACATTGGCGTTTGCTTGTGTGACGGACGCCTTGAAGACCGTGCCCGCGTGGGCAACAGGCTGGCCCCTTAACGTGGATGCAACCATAGGATCAAGATATGACTAATGTTGAGCAAGAGGCGGCGTACCAGAAGTTAAAGTTGGCACACCCACACTGGACACCCCGGTTCCTCTCCGGGTATATACATGGGATGATGGACGAAGAAGTTCACAGGACCCCCAAGCGAGTTTACGTGGACGACGCCCATTTGTTAGACCACTATGCTTTGGCGTATTTAACTGCGTTCGCCATTCATCGCGGCGAAGATGTGGAGCAAGAGAAGTGGTTCTCCTATGTCGGCCTACTGGTGGCATCGGTTCGCGAGGATCGAACATGATAATACTCGAATACGCGACACAACCTATGTACGACAAATTGCGGCCCGGTACTGATCCTACATATTATGTGGAGTGGCGGGTGGATAGTTCGCCGACGCACCACGGGCGCATTCAGTGCCCCGAAATTTCTGGCACCCTCGCGGAGAAGCAGGAAGAACTCCGCCGCCGAATCGTTGCCCGGGAAGGCTTGGTGGACTGTGGCCCAAAAGCATAAACTCACGCCCCGCGAGACCGCCCAGGTCTGTGCCGCCCTCCGTACCTGGGGCCGCTGGCTGGAAAACGCAGTCGCCCGAGACGAGATTCTGCCTCACATGAATCCACTCGTGCAGGCCCGGTTCAAGGATCATCCTCCGATGACCCTGGACGAGATCGAAACGCTTATTGGTCGGTTAGACGGCTCCTGGACGGGCCGAGGATTGAGACGATGGGACGCCCTGCGTTTTCAATAGCCGCCAAGCTCCGCAAGAAGATGGCCGATGCCCGTGACGCCGGTCGGCACGGCGAACGCTGGCACAGTGCCCTCCAAGGTCGCAAGGCGTTCGACGCCGGGCTGTCGCCAGTTAACAATCCGTACGTCTTAGGCGAACCTGAATGGGTGTCGTGGCACATGGGCTGGCTGGCGGGATACGATAGGAGATTTCTATGACCCTCGAAGATGAACTCTACAACAAGGCGATTAAGGGCAACGCCCCCCGCCGTCGTCGCAAGGCACCAGAGAAGGCGGTCCAGAAGGCTATCGCGGTATGGCTGATTAGTCGTGGCGTCGTCTTGGCAGTCACCGATGCTGGTATCCTGAATCGCATGGGACTGGGTATGGGCTGCGGCATCCCGGCTGGATGGCCCGACCTGACATGTTTGATCCCCGGTGGGCGATTCCTGGGGGTCGAATGCAAGGCTCCGGGTGGGCGGCAGCGCGACGACCAAGTACAGATGCAGCGGAAGATTCAGGATGCCGGGGGCTGGTATATCCTGACGGATTCATTAGCGGATTTTGTCGATCAATATTTGAATTTGTGATTGACAAATAAAACAATTCTGGTATACTGGTTTTAACAAGTGAGGTTTTATGAGTTGCCCGCATTGTGGCGCATTGACATATAAGGAAGTACTAAAGAAGGCCCTGGATAAATTCAGGGTGCCCCCCATGATTTCTGGAGTTCCCTCTGAAGTTACTTGGCGAACTATGGAAATCACAGAATTTGACCGGGAAGACCTCCTCGCCCTCGTGCGTCTATTGTGTGCCCAACAAGCTGCTAACTTTACCCTGTCCTTGGAATGGGAATAATATGGAAACAACATGCACAAAGAAGTTCGTATCAGCATCCAGCATCGCCGCCTTCCTTGCCTGCCCGACCCGGTACCGCCTGCATTACGTGGAAGGGCTTAGCAAGGCCGTCGATGACACGGCACCCCGCATGGGCACCGCCTGGCATATCGGGTTGGAAGTGCTAGAGAAACCCGCCGGATCAACTATCGCTACGCAAATTGATGACGCCGGGGTATCGGAAGCAATCGTAATTACCGACGATAACCGGTTGGAAATAGCGGTAGACATGGCGACGATGGTATACCAGACCATCCCCGACTACGCCGACCCGACTGATTGGGCCGTCGAGCGGGAGATCATCGCCAACTCCCTCGCCGCCTACCACTGGCTGCACCCGGCTGGCTCCAGTGAATACGAGACTGTGGCGACGGAGATGAAGTTCGAGTTGCCTCTGGTGAACCCGGAGACGGGGCACAAGACTCCGACCTTTGTCCGGATCGGCAAGATCGACCGGCTCATGCGGCACAAAGGCAGCGGTCGCTTGTTCATCGGCGAACACAAGTCAAGCTCGAAGTCCATCGACTCCGGCTCCAGCTATTGGGACCGACTTCGCAAAGATGTGCAGAGCAAGTATTACATCCTGGCCTGCCGTGATCTTAACTTGCCCCAGGGCCAGCCGTCTGGCCTCCTGCACGACGTATGGCACAAGCCGACGATCAAACCGAGCAAGTTGACGATGGCCGAATCCGCGGAATTTGTCAGGACTGGTGACTACTGCGGGCAAAAGTTCAAGATAGAACAATTAGTGGCTACGACTGTTTCAATGGGGTCTAACGGCGTTCCGGGTTATGGTCCCTGCGAGATAGCCGTTGACGGATTCAACGTCAAATTCGAGTTTGGGGCCGTACCGAAACCCCGCAAAGACGGAAGTTCGGGTCCAGTGCCCTATTCGATTCGTGAAACGCCCGGCATGTTCGGTGCCCGGCTCCTCCAGGACATGACGACCCGCCCGGAGTTTTACTTTGCCGTCCGCGAAGTGTCCTTTACCGATGCCGAACTCAAGAACTTTGAGTACCAGATATGGGCACTCCAGAAGATGATGGCTGAAATGGAACGCACCGGATTTTGGTACGAGAACGGCAACCAGTGTGAAGCTACATTCAAGTGCTCGTACTGTCCGATCTGTTACAACAACGTCGCTTGTTGCGACGGCGTGACCGTGCCCCCAGGATACAAGCGTTTAAACGCTACGGTCGTCCTAACCCAACCCGAAACAACCGAGGAATAATCATGGAACATATGGAATTTAGAATCGAATGCGACGATACGACTTCTTCGTTTAGTGTTGATCTTCCACAGATCACACCGGAAGAATTCGGCTACCTTATTCGTAATATGGATAGTGCGTTAGAGGGTGGTTGGCTACTATTTCTATGTCGTACCATTATATCGGAATTGGAGAACGATCAAGAACCCTGGTCTCGTTCTGTGGATACCTTGTACCATAGTTTACGTGCGATAACCCAACCGGAGAAAACTAATGCCCCCGCTACCCCCATCGATCAAAACGAAGTTACCCCCCAAGGCTCCGACTGCACCCCAGGTCCAGAAGCAGCCCGCTAAAACCTTCAAGGTCGAGACCTGGGATGGCGCTGGTGAAGGCCAGAAGTTCATCATCTACGCGGCCAGTGGCAAGGGCAAGACCACGCTGGCGTCTATGGCCCCGGCCCCGGTATTCATCGGGCTTGACGACGGCGGCCGAATGGTTCGCAACCCCAAGACAGGCGAACCGATCCGCCGCATCCCCGGCGTCGAAACGTTCCAGGATGTCCGCGATGCCCTGCACCAGCCCGGCCTATTCGCCGACGCCAAGACAGTCGTGATCGACACCGGCACCATGCTGGAGCTTCTTGCCATGCAGAATGTCATCGACACGATCCCCCACGAGAAGGGCAGCCGCGTCCAGCGGATCGAAGACTACGGTTACGGCAAGGGCTACCAGCACATGTTCGACGTGATGCGGCTGGTATTCTCGGACCTGGACGGCCTCGTGCGGCAGGGCAAAAACGTTGTGGTGCTTTGCCAGCAATGCCCTGTCGTGATCGCCAACGCCAGCGGCGGCAACTATCTCCAGGACGGGCCGAAGCTTTACTCGCCCGGCCCGGACAGTAAGCAGTCCTTCACAACGCGGGGCTTTGCCTGCGAGTGGGCCGACCATGTATTCAAAATTGACTACATAAGCCAGCAGGTGACGGGTGCCCGGTCGGAAGTGGACAACAAAGGGCACGTCAAGGATCACGCCGGGAAGATCAGCGGTGCCACAACTAGGGCGATCTTCACCATGCCGTCCGACCCGTCGTACTTCGCCAAGACCCGGACCCTAACCGACGCCGTGATCTCGTTCGAGACCCCGGCCGATGATTCTCTGTGGCAGATATTGTTCCCAACCGAGGAGAAATAAGTGTTCCAACCGATTCATGCGTTCGTCACCGTCGTACTGGACCCCAAGAACAAGAAGACACCGGGCGGGCTGGTCTTGCCTGATGGCTTCGGCGACATCTTTATTACCGGCGTCGTCCGGGCTGTCGGCCCCGGCCGGTGGGACGGCGGCAAGCAGATCACCCCGGATGTCAAGCCAGGAGATCGCGTGATGCTGGCCCAACACCAGCAACAGACCCAACAAGGATCGCGGGTGACACCCTATCCCGTAGTGCTGGATGATGGCACGCCGTGTGCCTTGTGCGATATCACCGATATCATCGGAATTATTCGCGATTAGGTCTTGACAATCCGAACAATTGTGGTAAGATGTACATCTACCTTGTACAAGTCCTAAATGGACGGAGAGAACTATGAACGCGATTGACAGAGCGGGGACATTCCGTGGGAAGGTGACTGACCACGGGGTATCCGAAACCAGAAACGGCTTCCCTCAATGGGTGGCCCAAGTTCAAGCCCTTGAATACTATGATGGAGAAAAGGGTGAGTACACTAACTGGGCTGAGTACGACCAGGGCATGACGGCGTACCTCGTCCTCTACACGCCGGATCAGCAGTCGGCTACCGGCTGGAAGGAACTCCTGAACGCCAAACAGCTCAAGAAGGTCTTCGGGTGGCCGGGCAAGGACTTCGAGAGCCTCGCCAATCTCAAGGTGGACGAGACCTTGATCCTGTTCCGCGTGGAAGATCACGAGTATAACGGCGTCAAGTCCTTCCAGGTTTCGTGGATCGACACCGCCGACGCGAATCCCGTTAAGCAGTTGCCCAAGTTCGACGCCAGCAAGCTCCAGGGCTTGACTGCCAAGCTGGGCGGCGCTCTCCAAGGTTCGGCTCCAACAGCGGCCCCCGCCAAGGCCCCGACTTCGGCCAAGGTCAAGGCCCCACCCAAGAGTCAGAAGGCCAAGGCACCGGCGACAAACCCTACCCCTGCCCCGGCATTGGCTACCGCCGTTCCCGCTGTGAGCATTACCTCTCCATCGACGGGTGCCCCGGCTACCCCACCGCCTGCCCCGGCTACGATTGAAACCAAGGACTCGGCCTGGGCCAGCGTCAGCGAGTTGAAGCAGAAGGATATCACGGACGAGAAGCTCGCCGAGGTGTGGATCGCCGAAGCAACGAAGATCGGCAAGGCCGAGGACGCATTCACGTCGGCCGATTGGCTCACGGTCAAGAATGCCGTGCTTGCCCAGGTCAGCGTGTTCTAGCCTGCGCCCGGCCAACCCCGGCCCGAATGCCCAGCGGTGTGTGCTGGCGGCCCGGGTCGCCGGGACTCTTTGGAGAATCCAATGTCACGACAACGTAGAGAAGTTTCCCCGGCCCAGGTTCGCAAGATATGCGAACGATACGACGCCGGGGTAGGCATGAAGATCATCGGCGATGTCCACGGTTTCAACGTCGTCGTGATCCGTCGTGTGCTCATTGAGCATGGCAAGACGATCCGCAAGGTTGGTCGGCCGCTCAAGTAGTTAGCCCTTCGCCTTGCTGCCATTCGTCCAATTGGTAGGATGGTTCCCGTTCGGAACTAGATGCAGGTTCGAGTCCTGCATGGCAGCGTAGAGAATACGATGGACTTCACCGAAGACCTTATAAGTTATCAGAAGAATGCGTGGCCCGCGATGGTCGCCCACCTTGCGAAAGACTTGGGTGTGTCATCTGATGCCCTGTATTCCATCGGGATCGGCTGGATTCCGCTTGACGAGTGCTGGGTATTCCCCGAGCGGGACGCCGAAGGTCGGGTCATTGGACTAGTCCGACGCTATCCGAATGGTAAGAAATACGACATCAAAGGCGGCAAGAGAGGACTCACGTATGCGATCTCGCAAGACTACAACCCGGACTCGGAAAAGTACATCCCCGGCTCGCACAACTGGACGCGATGTTCGGAGGACTATCCCTGTCCAATCTGCGGACGCACCCATTGGTGTATGGTCTCATCTGAGTGCCCGAGCGATCCTCAAGCGGTGCTATGTGGACGGACCCCGGAAGGGGCAGTTCGACCAATGGGTGACGCAGGCTATCTGCATATACGTAAGTCATCTGGTCGCGTGTCGAAAGTTGGGGGTGGAATTCTCGCCTCCTCCACTCTGCCGGTGCTTGTCGTTGAGGGGCAGTCCGACACAGCCGCCGCTCACGATCTGGGGTTTGGAGGAGTCGGAAAGCCCTCCGCGACGGGAGGCATGTCCTTCCTCGCCGATCTTCTAGTCGGTCGGGATGTCGTAGTCATCGGTGAGAATGACGCCGGGACTGGTCGCCTCGGCATGGAGAAGACGTATGAAACCCTCAAATCTAAATGCAAGAGCGTCGTTAAGCTCCTGCCCCCGGACGGGATCAAAGACCTCCGGGCCTGGGTGCGATCTGGCCTTGACCGAACGGGCCTTGAAGAAGCGATCAAGATGGCGGGTGTCACAACAAGTGCATCTGACCTTCTTGAATCCGCCGCCCCTCTTGATATCGCAGATCGTTGGCTTAGGGAACGCCATTACCTCGCTGGCCTCCCTATACTCCGTCAATACGCGGGTAACTATTACCGATTCGACGGGGCAAAGTATAACCGGGTGGATGGGCAAACTTTCCTACGTGGTGATCTCTACGCCTTCCTCAAAGGCAAGACGGTTAAGAAGTTCAACAGTAAAGGCGAAGTCACGATCACGCCGTTCGAGGCTAACTCCCACGAGGTAAGTGATATCATCGACGCCCTGACGATGACCTGCCCGATCTACAAAGATGCTCCCTGCTGGTTGGACGACGATGAACACGCCCAGCCTCAAGATATGGTGGTGTTCAAGAATGGTTGGTTGACGCTGCCGGACTTGACGCCAGAGCCGGTGACACCGAAGTTCTTTTCAATGACAGCGATGCCCTATGAATATCACGCGGCGGCGACGTGCCCGACCTGGACGAAGTTATTACAAGAGGTATTCCCGAATGACCCAGAAAAAATTGCCCTTCTCCAAGAGTGGTTTGGATACAACTTGGTTGCAGACACAAGCCAAGAAAAACTCATGTTCTTTATCGGTCGGCCAGGGGCTGGAAAGGGAACCGTCCTTGAAGCTCTACGGGCCATGCTCGGGAGTCCTCAAGTTGCTTCTACAAGTTTTGATACGCTCGTCGGGGATTTCGGCTTACAGCCTCTCCTCGGAAAACTCGCAGCTATCCTGCCTGACGCTCACATTACCAAGCGGGGCGACCCCTCGAAAGCCCTCCAAGTCCTCAAAGAAATCTCAGGCCGGGACGGAGTCGGTATCAATCGCAAAAACAAAGAGTTCCTCTCGGACCACAAACTGTCGTGTCGGTTTACAATCTCCGTCAACTCGATGCCCGATCTACCGGACCACGAACGCAGTCTTGATCGACGCCTGCTTCTCCTGCATTTCGGCGAATCCTTCTACGGCCGAGAAGATACGCGGCTCAAAGATAGGATCGTCAAGGAAGCGCCAGGCATCGCAGTCTGGGCACTCCAGGGATTGCTTAGACTACGGCGGGGAGGCTTCACTGCACCGGCTTCTTCACAGTCAGTGATCGAAGAATTCCGTAAACAGTCTTCGCCGGTGAGTGAGTTCGCCGATGAATATTGTGAGTTTGGGTCCGAAGCCCAGGTGCCGGTGTCCACAATCTACGATGCTTACGCTCGCTGGTGCAAGGATCAGGGCATATTCGCGGGTACAATCACGAAGTTCAGCCAGCGGTTCTGCATGGCCCATCCTGGCATCATTGCAGATCGCTTGATATTTCAGGGCAAACAAGCCCGATGTTTCCAAGGTGTGAAGCTGACCCAGGACGCGGTGGACCGCTACCTGGTGGGGAGACGATAATGCACGGACCGTCATCATACGGCAAAGGGGATCGTCCCCGGCCGGTTGATAGAAAGAAGTGGGAATCTAACTGGAGTAGGATACAATGGAAGAACCAACCATGCAAGACAGTGGCGAACGACGACAGTTTGAAACAGGGACCGTCAGAGACCGGGGCGACTTCAAGCCCCGACCCGACTTGATTTCCCCTCATGCTAACACCCGTGAAGGCGCGTGGTTAGCCCTTGGTGCCAAGAAGTACCGGCCCCGGAACTGGGAAGCAGGTATGCCCATATCTGAATGTGTGGCATCCCTTGCCCGGCATCTTGAAGCCTATAAGTTGGGCAAAGCCGACGAGGATCACATGGCCGCGATCCGCACTAACGCCGGATTCATCCTCCACTACGAGGAGGAGATCAAGGCTGGTCGCCTGCCTGCCTCGCTGGACGACATGCCCAAGTACGTCGCCCGTTCTGCGTCGGTAGAAGCCAAGATCAAGGCCGACCTTGACGCCTTCAATGGCACTGGCGCTTTCGCCGCCGAAGATATCCCGGCCGGGGCACCGATCAAGATGGTTCCTGGCCCCGTGCAATACGGGCCTGGCGGCTTAATTCATTTGATCCGGGTGCCCGAAGGTACACAGGGACCGATGCCCCTGACCGGCAAGCCCTTCACCGTCTATCTCTGCGGGCCGATCACTGGTCAGGAGATCGACTACGAATGGCGGGAGATAGCGACCGCCAACTTCGCCCGGTATGGTATACGAACTTTGAATCCCCTCCGTGGCAAGACTCGAAGTGATGTCAGTAATCAAGGTCTGAGCTACAAGGGCCAGCTTGCCGCCCCGGAGATCGCCAGCAGGGACGAAATGGACATCAAAGTATCCGATTGCGTTCTCGCCCATTTCCCCTACGAACCATTCCGTCAGTCCATCGGCTCTCTCATGGAAATGGGTGCCGCGGCAATCGGTTTCAAGAAGCCCGTGATCCTCTGCGCCAGTCCGCGTGTCTTTAACGAGCATCTATTCTGCCGGAACTTCTGCACGTTGGAACCGAATTTCGATCAGGCGATCCTTCGCGTCGTGGCTCTGGCCCAAGTAGCACAGGAGGAAAGGTAATGCTCGAACAGGCCCTCATTGAGAAGATGCTCAAGCGGGAATTGTACAATATCGAAGATCGGCGTCGAACAGTTCTTGAACACCGTCGAAAGATGCCCGGAGACATACCCTTCACGGATTGTGAATTGGCAGAATTGGCAACGCTCCGGGCACAATTTGAATTGAGAGGTGCATAATGCAAGCCGCGGGAAAACGATACATCTGGCATTCGTCGAGGAACGACGAATTCAAACTGGTCTACTTTTCGGATATACATTGGTTGGCAAAAGCCTGTGCCGAGAAGGAAGTCCGCAAGCAGATCGCGGAGATACTCGCGGACCCCTTCACCTTCTGGATCGGCGGCGGTGACTATGGCGAGTTCATCGGATTCGGTGACGCCAAACGGTTCGACCCGGATGCTGTAGCCGAGCACGTAACGGTGCAGGACTTGGCCCGGCTGGGCAAGGTGACGTACACGCAGATCAGGGACTTGTTTCGGCCCATCACCCACAAGTGCCTGGGTCTGATCGTTGGCAACCACGAGAAACAGTACATGCGGCGACAGCAGCAGGAAGACCTCCACGGCTGGCTCTGCACCGAACTCGGTGTCGCCGACCTGGGCTATTCTTGCTTTATGGACGTAGTGTTCTGCCGAACTACGGGCATCAAGACGCCCGAACTCCGGGCAACATTCCCCCCTCGTCGTGGGCCTGTCCGGTACAACGAGCAGAATTCCTTCCGTGTCTGGTGTCATCATGGAGCGGGAGGTGCCCAGACCAAGGGCGGTAAGATCAACCGCCTCGTCAGCTTCATGCGGAATTTTGAGGCTGACGTATTCTTCATGGGCCATGTACATGACCAGATGGGTGCCCGGCTGACGCCCCTCTGCGCCAACGAAGACTGTACCAAGATCAGGAACCGAACCCGCCTGGGCGTGATCTCCGGTTCATACCTCAAGACCTACGCTCAAGGTGTCACGAGTTATGGTGAACAGAAGGGATATGAGCCTGTAACTCTCGGTGCCGCTTGGGTGAAGGTCAAGCCCGCCACTCGCGAGATGTGGGGGAGAGTGTGAACGTATGTTCATAAATGGATACCACTATCGCGTGCAGCCTAACGGATGCTGGACGTGTTTAGACTTGACAGATTGTTCGTGTTGTGGTACACTAGTTCCACTGGAGATTCACTATGACCCCTTTTAAGTACACCCTACTGTGCGCGGCTATCGCGGCTACCTTTTGTGCCTTAGCTTTTCTACCCGGTTGCCAATCAGCCGCGTATTTGGAAGGCGACTACGTGGGCCAAGGTCTCAGGGCGACCGCCGATATCCCTGCGACTCCAGGGGCCGTCGTGTCCACGCACGAGGACGGCACCGTAACTGTACAGCCGATACCCCTTGCTCCGGTTCCTACCGCGACTCTCCCTCTAGTCGCGGCACCGGCACCGGCACCCTCCGTGAGCGGGGTATCGGCCCCTAAACCTTCTCCGGTCGTGGCTGTTACCGTGATTCAGCCGACGCCGGGCAAAAGCTTTTCCTACACGATCACCCCGGAATCCCAGAAGGGTGACAAGCTCGGCGCGAGTCGTATGGTGACGTGGGCAGGCGAAGCTCCCGGCACCGTGGTTGAAAAGGTCGCCACCCAGAAGATTGCCCGTACCCACAACCCGCTCCCCGCTGTCACGGTGGACGAGACTGGCATCCATGCGGCTGCGGGTGGCGGTAGCAAGACGGAACAAGCCGGTGAATCCTGGTGGCAACGTCTGTGCGTCTGGTTTTCTGACACGCTCAAGGGTTGGGTCTGGTGGATCGTGGTCATCGGGATCGCGGTCGCAGCATTCTTCATCCTGCCGATCCTCGTGCCCGCTCTGGCTCCTCTGTTCGCTTCTATCGCTGGGGCGTTCCACGGGGCATGGACTTACATCACCGGCGAGATTGGGAAGCTAATCGCATGGCTCAAGACAGTCCATATAAAGACGACAAGCCCTACGGCGTCGGCATCGACCCCAGCACCGGCGTCGATCACGCCGTCTACCCCCGTTTCCCCTACGTCACCCGCATCCTCCCCGGCAGCGACCCCTGCCCAAGTGACTGTCCAGGATTCGGCGGTTGTAGCCCATCCGCCTGTTGCTACCCCCGCACCTGTCGCTGATGTAGTGAGCACCCTTAAGTGAACCTTCTAGATCGAACAGGTCTGATCGACCTGGTAGCTCGTAAGACAGACCTGCCTGCTGTAAGGCGGGCTTGTCTTACGGGCCGGGTCGAAGTGCTGGGCGGCTTCTCGGAAGTCTGCTTCCAAGGCGACCCCTGCTGGATTATCAAGATCACGGCCAAGCATGGCACCGAGTACCTTGTCGCCGTGGTGCCGTATGACAATCTCCATGACTATTGTGTGGGGATCATCGACGAAATCCCCTGGCACACCTGGGTCGGTACCCGGATCAGTCGGGAACGCTATTCCGTCTACGCGGGCGATCATCCGGCATCGTATGATGTCTTGCGCGACCTCGCCATTGAACGCCGGGAAGCCCGGAGAAGTGTGCTGCTATGAACCCCACCGCCTGTGTCCAGATCGAACATGATGAACCCTTCTTGTCCGTTGGCCCCGACAAGCGCTTCAACATACCGTGGGAACTTCTCGGCCAGGCCGCACAAGACGGCGCGCCGATCCGGTGGACGATGCGGGGCGAGACTAAGTACATTCCGGGGCACGTCGTCGCCGATGCCTGGAGGATCGTGTCAGGGTACATCGAACTTGCCCGCCTTGGCCGGGCGGCGGAAGCCGTCTCGTGCTATGGCTTCACGCGCCAGCAGGCGACCTTTGGGATCACGCTTCCTATGGACGAGGAATCGCCTGATACCAGTAGTACACTACCGATCCAACCGCCCCCGCCGCAGTAACAAGAAAAGCAATTCCGGCACCCATCCAGAACAAGCGATTCACTTTCTTCGTCACTTCGGCTACCGCCTTGAACGCCTTGGGATGAGCTTCGGTGCTTTCATTGTGGGAAGCGAACATACGATCCAACTGCGCCGGAAAGACTTCCGATAGGTAGTGATCGAAGTACCTGTTGACTTGCACTTCTGCGATGTCCATTATTTCTTGGTGTTCGGCGGGAGTCATTGTATGATACCTCGAAGTCTAAATTGGTCGATAAGGCTCTTGTATTCGTCTGGCAAGGTGCTACCTTTGGCATGGCGGAGTTTCAGAATCAATTCGCGCTTGATCGCCGCTTGTTCTTGGGGCGATGCAGTGTCCCAAATCTTCAACCCTTGGGACGGGGAAAGACGCCCTACTTGACCGGCTAGGGGTGTCTGTTGACTTCGCCGCTGGATCAGCCTAGCAGTATCATGGGTGATTTGATGGTTGGTTAAGGCCGTCCGAAGGGCTTCCGTGTCTCCCCTTCGTACTTGCTGTTCTAGATCGTGTTCTAGTTGGGACTTCACAACCTGTTCCTGAGTACGAGGGCCACCATGCCCGCCCTCTGCGGCCATATCAGATGCGAGGCGCTCCGCGGGAGATTGGTTAATGCGCAGAGGGGCGGGGGTGACTCCCACGAATGACCCCGCTGCTTGTGCCGGGGATTCTCCTGTGGCGAGACCCCGTTGTAGGTTGCGGATTGACAGGGGTTCAAACTGCTTCGCAGCGTAGAGGGCTTCTTGTTTGACCTGCTGCATAAAGGAGTCATCTTCATTGCGAATCTTATCCCCGTAAAAGTCCTTATTTGTCAGCATATCGTAGATGTTGGTCAGAAGAGGATGGACCTTATTCTTAAGGGTCTGTGCCGGATTAGATGCCCATCCGTAGATATCCTTGCAATAGGTTGGGAGGGAGACCCGCTTAGGATTTCCATTTTCGTCTAAGCCGCCGGTTCGGGGGAAAAAAGCGTCCGTGAGATTCTGCGGGGGTTGACCGGTGAACATGTAGTTTAGCAACGATCCGCACATAGCATGGGTGACGGGGAGGGCCAAGAGATACGCCGCCCGGTTCGTCAATTCCGCGGGCTTGCCTCGGAGAATATCCGTGGGTGCCTTGGCAAGATCGTAGGCCCCGCCCACGATTTCCCGGAAAGTTCCGAGATTCCAACCGACTGATCGGGTAGTCGCCATCGCAATGTCTTTGACGGCCCGATTCCAAAAAAGGTTGTCATAGACCAACTGGCCCATGCGGTTATCGGCAGAGTCCCATGCAGATCGGGCCTTGGCAACGAGTTCTGCGCGGGATATCCCCGGATTACGCATCATTTCCATTCGCACTAGGTCCATTGCCACGCCTAGCTTCTGGCGAGGCACTACTGTTTCCATGATGAATCGGGTAGGTAGCTCACATGGGAGGAGTAGCGCCCGCCCCAAGCCACCGAGAACATTCCCCTGTCGGAAGGCCGACATCATTTTATCAGTCACATGGGTACGATAGATGGGATCGCCCGCAACTCGTGCCCCGGCGTCTTCTAGAATACCGACCAAATGCCCGATGTCGCTACCCTGACTACCTGGATGATACCACTCCATCAGCCCCTTATGCCCCAACATTGCATTCGTGACAGGGGCCAGAGGGGAACCGAGCATACTTGTTATAGCCCCCGAAAGATCGCCTGTGGATAGTTCCCGAAGGGCAAGGGCATTCTTCGATACAATGGCATCGGCAGAAGTAAACATGAGGTGAAACCCGCTCATACCAAGTTGAAATTGATTGAGCATGTTCCCTGCGCCTAGGTACGCCTTGAACCAATCCTTTCCCCGGAGGCCGGGAGACAGATGATTATTGATGAGCGTAGCAACTTCTTCCGGTGCATAGAATGATCCCGTTTCGACTTTGCCCGTAGTAGGATTCAGAGCTTTGTACAATCCTATCTGGTCATGGATTCGGGACCAACCACTCGGAACTACTTCCCCCGACTGGACGCGGCTGATGGTGCCGTTACTTTCCCCAGCTTGAAGAACGCGAACCCCGTGGATGTACTTGTCCATTTCTCCCATCTTCATCACATGCATCTCGATAGGGTTATCCGTAACGAGCTTAAGGCCCATCTCGCGACCTTCTGCCACGGATTCGAGGCTTCTACTTTTAAGAAACGACTTCGGACCGGTGAGGGGTCTGCGTCCGAGAAATAGCCCACGGGCCTTATCCGTATCTTGCCATTGTCTCCCAAACCAATCTGCATCAAACTTCTCTCCCGCCCCCACGCCGAGACTCTTCATTTCTTCGACTTTAGCACGGCGTTCCGTGTCCAAGGTATCTGCTATATCCTGGAGTTCGGGATATCGCTGCTTCTCACCGCGATTGATCCGATCCATAAAGTCATCGGCGGCAGTCTGACCATACTCCTTGATAAAAACATCGAAGGCGCGCCGGGCTTGATCCAGAGCGGCGTATCGTATATCTGCTTTTCGGGCGGCGCGAGAATTTTCTTGACGCATGGATGCTACGGTTTGTCGGGCGTTTTCTCCCCGTGTGCCGGGTGAAAAGGTTCGATGCAGATCGCCAGCCGCACTAGTCAAGATATCCGTAGCTGCTTTCCCCGCCGTCAAGATGTCTTCCTTGCCTAAAGCAGTAGCGACTTTCCCCAAAGTCGTCGGCGCGGCTTCCAATGCGGGAGTAGGAATTCGGAAGTGCCGGGCATCCGTCCCTTTCGCCGGGTCGAAGACTTGGGTATCTAGTTTCCCGGCGTGTTGCGCAACCAGCGATGCCGCCGTGTCCTTAGGCATCGCGGGATCAATCGACATAGTACCGTACTTTGCATCGGCTACGAACTTTGCGGCTTCATCTGCATTGCGCACCACGTAGGTATCCGCGTTAGGGAGTTGCTTGGCCGCGGCCTTCGCCCAAGAAGGGTCGGCAGAAAAATCATTCGTCTTTGTGGGGTCAGACAGTTTATCTGAGGGCACTACTAGAAGATGCCGGTCGGCATTGGTCTTATCTCCCGAAGGCCGCACCCAGAGATTCTCACCCTTAGATTCGGTGTATCCCGATCCAAAGTCCTTTGCCATCTCTGGCGACATTTGGCGGGCAATGTTATACGTGGAATGGGGGATAGCGGTTACGCTACCCACGGGGTATTGTTCTATATCGCGCTCCTGGGTAAGCCGCAATGGGGGTTTCTTATATGGGGTCCGATCCAGGTCGTCCGGGGCCTTGGCGAGATCATTCTTAGCCGCGATCTCTTCGTGGGGGGCCAGGGCATCTTCGTAGTGCTGGGGGTCTACGCCGTTACGACGGAGGGAGTCATGCTCCGCAGCGGTCGCATGGGCGTGGGCCTCGTCATCCGACATTCCCTTGTCCTCTAGCGCCCGTTCAGTTGTTTCATGCAGAGCAAGTGTCCGGTGGATATCCACCGGCTTACCGTCGATATCCAACGTCTGGGGGATGTCCTTACTAATGTACACCTTTTCGGGGTCGGCCCCTGTTCCCGCTGTGTCGGGCACCTCAACCCCGCCAACGATAGCCGGTTCCCGACCCATCGGATGCAAATCTGGATCAGGAGCCGCGCCCTGTTGCACAGGATTACCTTCGCGAAATTTTCCGACAGCGCCGTGAATTATGCCCATCGCGGAAGGTAGAACCATACCGAAAGCAGCGGCTTTTTCCGCTTCGTCCCAAGTAGGCCGAACATTTGGATCAGCGAGGTGTCCCAGACCGACATCGGCTAGGTAGTTGGTTTCGGAAATCGCCCCGGATTTAATCGTATCCATCGCCCATGTTCGGGCCAGTTTGCCCGCGGTATCCAACCCTTCCTTTGCCAGCGCCTCTTTGACGGACGGTAGGATAAAGGATGAGACGACCTTGGACGCTTGACCGCCAGATTTTAGCATGAGTTTGGTCAGCACGCCATCCACTACTCCCCGAGCGGTAGTTTCTAACGCCTCTGCCCCACCACTGATATCCTGCCCCTTGGCTCGTGCCTCGAAGATCGTACCCCGTTGTTCTCCAGCCCCTTCCGCTGCGGCGATAAAAGGCGCAGTCACCCCCTCAGCGGCGAACATCCCCATCCCCACGGCGAATCCCGCGACCTTCCCCGCTGTACTATCCCGATTGACATTCGCCATCGCCTGTTGACCCTGCTTGAGTCCTAGACCAGTTTCAGGGTCGATCAGAGTAGCGATAGACGGTACGTAGTTTGTCAAAGCCTCAAAGGAAGCCGCCCTAACGTCCCCCATGATGCCACGAGCGACCTGGGTGTTCTTCGCGACGTTCGCTGCAATCTGCCCTCGGAGTTGATCGGGAGCTTGCTTCGCCAGCATCTTATAGGCATCCATGATCGCGCCGGTCTCGTCCGTGGTGAGATCACGTATACCCGCCTGCCGACGTACTGCATTTTGCCGTATGACTTCGGTTCCAGCGCGATGCATTGCGTCTTCATTTGTCGCCGGGGGGCTGACTTGATCGAAGGCGTCTTTCGGAGCAAGCGCCGCGTGAGTCTGGTCGAACACATCGCTAGGCGGAGCAGGTTGGGAGGCCCCAGTAATTTGGTCGAAGATATCCGGCATTAGAAGCTGTACCCCCGCTGTTGGGCCAATTGTCGGGCGCGATCCTTATCACCCCCGGCTTCTTGCAATAGTTGTTGCGCGATATCCGGGGTAACTTTTGACCCCCCCATGCGCGTGATGTTTTGGTATTGCCCCCGTAGTCCTACAACACCGGGGCCGACTTGCTGATTTATAAGGCCCATGATATGGTTCTCGGTCGAATTTGCCCCCGGTATCGGAGCGGCGATATATCCATGTCCCTGAGGCGTGGACGGCGCTTGATCGGCGGGATTAGCACTTTGTAGGGACACCTGTACCAGAGGAGGTACAGTCTGGGTCTGCGGCGCGCCCGCGGAACCCCCGGCCTTTGATAGAAGGTCAAGTTCATCAGCAGAATTTTTCTTAATCCGGGCCAGCAATTCGGCTTCCTTCGTGGGAAATACTTTACCCGTGGCGGGGTCAGGTTCGGTACTAGCCGGAACCGTCATCGTGGCATCCATACGGGCTTTTTGAACTTCCCGCAATTCCTCTCGTGCCGAAGTAGTATCGTCCCTCAGCATTCGAGCGCGGGTTTCAAAAACCGTTTTTTGCATCGGATCGGTTTTATCGTGGCCCGTGAGCGCCGAATCAATCAAACCCTTTGCCCCAGACAATACTCCGGCCATCGCTTGCTGGTGTTGAAGCGGGGTGAGTTGGCCCTTTTGTAGCATACTATTAAGATGCGCGGTAATGGCGTCCGTCTGGGCCTTCTCTGCCGCTTGTGTCGCGGCAAGATGTTGAGCGACATGATCGGCTGCGGGGGTCATCTTCTGATCGGCAGCTTGCTGCTTCGCTAGGGCGATACGTTGGCCCTCCATCGACGCTTGAAGTTGATGGGCGCGATCCTGGGCGGCAATCTGGTTGGCTTGCTGTTGGTTCTCCATCGACATCCGGGCGGCTTGCATATCAAGCCCAGCCTGACGCCACTTGCCTTCATTCTGACCCGCCTGGGCCGCAATCGCACCGAGTAGCCCAACCGGGCCGTAATTGACTTCAAGCGACATATTCGGCCTCTATTGCTGGTCAAAATTTTTATCGGAAGAAACCCAACCCCCGCCGCCCATACCGGCATTATTGAAGGCGGATTGCATCTGGCTCTGCTGCATTTGTGCAGCGTTTGATCCAGGCTGACCCATCCCGGCCTGCTGGAGAAGTCCGGCGTACTGGCCGAGATTGGGGCCATTCTGGTTCATCTGCATCATGGCCCCAGCCTCTTGGCCTGTAAGGGTATCCTGGAGGTTGAGCAGGTTTTGCTGGCCGAGTGAAGCGATCTGATTATTCATCGCCCCACTCACGGTCGTATTTCCCAACCCGCGAGAAGTCATGCTCTGAGTATTCTGACCCTGCATCTGCTGGGTCTGTTGCTGAATCTGCTGTGCCCCGGATTGCCCTAGATTCGAGTACATCCCAAGGATGTCTTGGTAGCGGGTTTGATTCGCCTGATTCGCCTGATTCTGGGAATTCTGTAATTGCTGTAGGACACCCTGTAGCCCTGAATTACCGGGGAACAGCCCGCTCAAGTTCGGGGCGCTGGGAGCCTGAGAATTCATCTGTTGCGATAGATACTGATTATTCTGAGGACTCATAGTTGGCAGTGATGACATAGCCATTCTCCAGTCAATCTATTGTAACCTGATTCTAGCCGATCTGCAAGATCGAAAGGCTAGCATTTAGTACCTTTATGCTTTGGGTACCGCCATCGTTGGTCACGGCCAGGGCGATCACGTCGGAAGCCGATAACGACAAAATAATCGAACCAGACACCTGTGATCCGGTGTTCGAAAAAGCCGTAGAGGACTGAGCGGTGCAAGTTGTATTAGCCGTGCCGTTCAGCATGATGGTGCCCGCGGGTTGCGCACCCGCGGTCGCACAGGATAGGGACATATTCCATTGGATGAAATACTTGCCGGTGTTGGGAACCACGAGTTCTCGTGCATTCTGAAAGGTGACACCCGACAAGGTGCCCGCGGTCATGCCCCCCGACACGCGGACGTAGGTTCCCGTTACCGATATTGTCATCGTCGTGGAACCGTTATTCACATACATCTGGCCGTAGCTGGCGATGCTTCCACCCCCTCCAAAAGAGGATGGATTAACATACGTCCATCCTGTCCCCCCGGCATTCATGGCTACGACATAATTGGCCGTCCCTAGACCTGTCAGCCCGCCGATGCTGACGACCGGGGTGCTTGTGCCGGTAGCTACATTTATCGGGGCCGTGCCGGTCACGGATGTCACCGTGCCCACATTCCCGACACTGGTAGGATTCACATACGTCCAGCCCGTTCCGCCCGCATTCATAGCGACTAAGTAGCTAGCCGTCCCCAGACCTGTCAGCCCGGCAAGACTGATAGCGGGCGTTGTGCTGCTACCGCTGGAAATCACCGGCGAAGTGCCCGTGACCGCGGTGACGGTGCCTCCCCCGCTGGCTGGGGTGGCATTCTCCCACTTACCCGCCCCGGTATTGTATGTAAGCACCTGCCCGTTTGTGGGTGACGATAGGAGAACATCCGTAAGGGAAGCAAGCGTAGTCGATCCGCTCGTAGGGGTGGCATTTTCCCATTTCATCGCCACGGTGTTGTACGTCAACACTTGGCCATTCGTAGGACTGGATATCAGGACATCGGTCAATCCGGCAAGGGTGGTTCCCGCTGTCGCTGTTAATGCCCCGGCAACCACTGACAAGCCCGCGCCGTAGTGCAGTCCTACCCCGCTTCCGTTTACAAAGAGGGGCGATTGGGCTACGACGGAAATTCCCCCCGCTGTTATCCCCAAACCACCAAGAGCGCCAATTTTGACTTCAAGATTTTGTAACGCCCGGCGTAGACGGACATCGGACTGCGGAAAGCGATCCAGGGTTGTCAGTGTGTTGCTCACTAGATTCTCCCGTGCCGGGTACGACCCGTGATCGCCGAAACGACGTTAAGGCTTTCCAAGCCCCAGGAAGTATTGTTGGCATTCTGTGTGATTTCCAGCAGGATAGAATTGCCCTGGATACGGGGAACACCGTAGCGGTTCACGGGTGACGCCGTGTAGGACCAAGCGGGTGTCGTCGCGTTGACCACTTCCTCTGGCGATTGTGCCGCGTAAACATTCACCGTCACCGGATCGCTGACAGAATCTAGAACCGTCGTGATCCGGTTAATACGGCTATTCTGGTGGGTGCTACCTGCTGTCATGGGCGCAAGGCGAACCATACTGGGAATCGCTGTCCCGTCATCCGATTTAGACGCGCCGTCCACTTGGCGAACATAGCCGTCAAATCCACCGAGAAGATCAGCACGGGCGACAGAATTCGACGACTTAAAATTTAGAACGGAAGTCGGGTCACAATTTGTGGGGTACTGTTCCGGCCAAAAACTGTCGGTGCGCTGGTCCCACCAATAATGGATCGTAGGACTATTGTCCAAGGGAGTTATGTAAATATGCACCCCTTTGAGAAGTTCATCCCAGAGGAGTAAGACTTCGTGGGTTGTGGCGTCCACCTGTCCGAAGACCTTATCCAACCGCCCTTGGCTTAGTGCTTCTGGCATCCCACCGAGAGTCTTCTGGTACATGCTGCTCATACCAAACGGGGCCATGCGGAAGAATGTCCCGCCCCCGAAGAAATACATCGTGCCTTGCTGATCCAGGCACCAGGCGTCCGGCCCGATGATCCCAACCTCGTGTGTCACGTTGTCGATCTGACCATTGTTCGCGGGATCGCCCCGCATGAGCCATATTGACTGGATGCCGCCCATCAGCATGATGTCGTCATTGTACGGCGCAAGACAAGTAACGACATCGCCCACAAGCCCGGCGTCCGAATTGTTACCTGCCACGGGGGAAGTGGCGCTGAGAGGAAGTTCGCCGTAGTTCCAGTTGAGGGACGGGTCAGGTTGCGCCGGACCAGAAGTTGGGGTTTCCGCCGCGGCCGCGGACATGAACCAATCCTGCGGGTCGCTGGCCAATCCTGATAGGACAATGCGCCCCCGCCATCGCGCGATGATCGTAGCCCCCAAGGTATTGACGGGTGCCAGAGGTCCGGCTGGATTGTTTGTCGGCAAAGTTCCGGCACCGCGCGCCGCTACCGCCGCGGTCCAGGATGACACCGTGTTGGCCACGGGATCGTAGATACTGTACCCCGCATTAGTGCCGTCCACGAAATACATCTTGCCAAAATTGGAAGCCATGCGGACTACATTCAACTTTGTAGATAAGACGCCCGACCCGCCGCTAATCGCCGACCAGGGATTACCCGCGTACCCCGAATAGACGCTACCCCCCGAAACGGCGAGAAGAAGGCCGTTAGTCGAATAAGGGGTGTAGACCAAGTTCCCCGATCCGTCATCGTGGTAGCCTGGGTAGCCACTAGAGCTTCCCCCACCAGGAACGGCCCCTTCATCTGTGATTTGCAAATTACTGGCTGCAACTGTTGCACCAGTACCAGGGTCGGTAGAAGGTGACGTGATGAGGGCAACTCCTGGGTGTATCGCATATTCGTATGTGGTCGTTGAAGTGGTTCCTATAAGAACACCCCCGACGTACACTTTCACACTTCCCGTAGGTTGGTTGTACACAAATTTCATGGATGTAGACAACGTGTTTCCAAAAGGAATTTCGATAGTGGCCCCGATAGGCGAACCTCCCGGTACTTGGGCTTGAATCATGTAGTATGACGACCCCGGCGTTTTCGGCGGAAAAAGTCCCGACCACCCGGATGACAGATTACGGGTGACAAGCGATACACTAAACGTTGGTCCGGTATACGGAACAGGCAACGTATCGTTTATCAAGGAAGCAAATATGGAAGTCTCAATGGTGGAAGTAGCCATAGCCATCCCCACACCACCATTCGGGGGTTGAGTCATGGCTGTATTCGCCGACAAGGAAAAACTCGCCCCCGTCAAATTGTGGTTTAGAATCACCCCACTACTAGTCGTACCTGTAGGGTACATGCCTGTCGCCCCTGTTAGAGGCTGCGTCGTACTCGACTGCATCAGGGCAGAGGGGGAAGAAACTAGGATACCGTTGTTGAAATCGGGTTGTGCGTTAAGAACGCTCCCCGGCGTCCCCGTCAGGCTGCTTCCATAAGTCACAGGCACCGGCACCGTCTGCGAAGCTACCCCCACCGACTGTGGCGGCAAGTAACCCATGCGCTGAATAGGGTTCGTGCCGTTGGGCTGGGTGGCGATCCACTTGGACAGCCCGGCTCGTTGCCCACCTCGGAGCCGCTGGCCGGTCGCGTCGTAGGGACGCACGTTGAGACAGGCCGGAGTCGTCCCTTCGGGCTGGGCCTTGTATGCCCAATTTTCATCCAGCCCCTTCACGGGGAAGTCTTTATCCATCGGAGCCTTTTGCTTGGCTTCTTCCGGTCGTCTATCTGTTGGTAGGGGCATTTTCTTATCCAAGAAAATAGGCCCGCCCGAGAAAATGAGCGGGCCTATGTATTACTGTTTCCGAACAGCGAACGCTAGCGGGAATTTATATCACTAAATGCGAGATTCGACCGATACCAAATTTCGATGCCGTAGATGTTCACGGCGTCAGTGCCCGTAGCCGAATTCAGGGCCAAGTTGATATCCAGACAATCGCCCGGATGAATCGAAGCGTCGGCCGTAGCCGACAGGGATCGGTTGGACGTGCCCTGACCAAGTTCCGGCGCGACGGTGCCTGTGAAGGCATCTGCGTTGATCTCCAGCCAAGTCGTAGCCAGATTGGACCCCAAGCCCGGAATAACCGCCGATGTGCTGACCACACCGAGATCAGCGGACAAAGCCAACCCCGCAGGCAGAATGCCTTGGGCATCATCCGGGATGATGCTAGGCACTGGCCGCTTGCGGTAGATGGTTGCCTTGAGGGTCTTCGTCGCATCGCCTGCGGTATCGTCCCCACGATTAGCCGCGATACGGATACGCAATTCGTCTATGCTGCTGTCGTAGTCCGGGGGCACCGTGAGAGTCACCTTGCCAGCGAATGTCTGGCCCTGGGCGACCTGGAGACCATAGAAGTTAGTTTCCAATGCGGCAACCACGGGAACCGTTCCCGCGCCGACGACCACCCCCGTGCTGCTCCGCACGGTGCTGACGGGGATACTCATGGCCTTACGGAACCCGTCACCTGGAGTGAGGTAAGAAACGCGCCGAAGGAAATTTGACTCGTTAATGGGACACCAACACTTTCTCTGGCTTCTGCCAGCGACCTACTGCCTATAATTAACAGTGGGCCTTCTGAAATACTGCCGGAAGTCCCGGAGCGCGACCGTCGTGCTTCTAGGATTCCCGCAATAGCCGAGCCGTCTTGCGGCGGCGCGGCCGTCAACCCGTAAGCTGTTCGGCAAAGCGATCTGCCGGTAGTAACTCATTCGGTTGGCCAACACGTCCTCGCCTTGGAGTTCGGCCTGGGCCAAGGATGCGGCTTTAACAGTTTCATCATGGGCGAACCCGGCGATATGTGCATCTGTGGGATTCACCATCTTGTCGAAGTAAACCAGATATGGAAACTCGACGCGATACGTGCCGCCTGTGTTCGGGTAGATCATCAAGTTCCACGCGCGGGAATTCGATTGATCGCGCCGGACGGCGGCGTAGTAAGGGTTGCCACTGACTGAATTCCAATTTTCACGCAACCGCCTGATCTCAAGTTCGCTGATCCAATTGATCGGCACACCGCGGTTTGATCCAGCCTGGTATGTGATTTCGCCGCAAACCTCACCGCCAAAACTATTTGGCAACATGTATATGCCGTTGGAAACGAGCGAGAATTCCTTCGCCCCGATCCAAGCATAGTTGCCCACCACAGTCATTTGAGTATTGCTGGAGAAGTTGTTCAGCGGAATCGGTCCGGCGATATCCAGTACAAAGAGGCTAGTACCTGTAGCCGATGGATAAAAGATCAGCGATGGGCTGACGATGGTAGTCGTATTGCTTCCTGCATCATACGTCGCGGTCAACGTCGGTAGGAAGGGGGCCACGGTCGGAGGCACCGTGAACATGTACGTCGCGGCCCCGACCCACTGGTAGTCGGTGCCAGGCGTCAGTGTAATTTCCATGTCGGATACAAAGCCCGCTATGGTAAACACACCGATATTTCTTACAGAAAGAATCTGCCCGACGTTAGATAGACTGAACGCGCCAGAATTGGAAGCGTACACATGCGTCGTCCCGGCAATCGTGGTTGAACTCAGGAGAGTCGGCCCGGCCGAACCCGGCGGCATCTGGATACCCACGTCCTGCCAAATGTCAATTTCGGCAATCGGACGCTGCCATCGCCAGCCATTCGGAGGACCATCGGCGATGAACATGCGCATCCCATCGGCCACATATCGCTGGCACTTGTCGAGTGTGAACGGGTCGATGGGCACCTGGGCAGCTTGATCCCCATTGGGACCGTAGTAGGCCACACCCAATTGTTCGGCCACATTGAGGATCAGGTCGTTATACGTCAGCGCCGAGTTGGGTTCTCCAACGGCTTGTGGTCCGGGAACCGGAGCGACATATGAATCGTAGGCCATTAGTTAAATCCGCCTATCGCATGACGGGAGAACATCATTCATTTGGTCCTTCAAATCGCCGAGGTTTTTCATCCAAGCGTAGAATCCGTCAAATACCCAAACAGGCATCGAATAAAAATCGTGAGCCAAGCCCTCCCATTTGTCAGTACACCATGTTTTCCTGACGGCATTCTGCGAGCTAGTAAACCATTGTTTACCCGACTTAATCCATTCCAAAAGTGGGTGGGGGTTAGCGGGCACTACGCCATGAGTATCCAGAGCAATAAACTGACGAATTGCCGCCAATTTATCCTGACGAGACTGAACGAACCATTGCGGGTGAAAACACCCGAAATAATAAGCCCAACGGATATTCATCGAAGATTTCATTCAAAAAGCCTTCTTCAAGTTCTTCTTGGCATTCGCTTCAGCCTTGGCCTTATGCGCCGGGAGTTTGCCCTTGTTGTCGAAGTGGTGTTCCTTCACCCACGATTCCCCTTTAGTGGCATAGAGGTAGCCGCGTTGTGCCTGACTCTTGGCGGGCATTACTTAATCCCCAGGGCTGTTTCCACGGCGGTTTCGATCTTCTGGGCCAAGGATGGAGCCGGAACCAGAGGAGCGACCGCGGGCGGGTTAGCCGAGGCCGCGGCGTAGGCGTTCTCAATCTTCAGTGCTTCATTCAGGATCGCCTCGGTGACTGGCTTCCCGTTGGCAGTAAGTTTTGCGCGCTCTATCGCCTTCTCGACAATACTCATGTTAATCTCCAATCCCGCATGGGCGGGTCAAGCGGGCGTCATACTTGGGATTCTCGGCCCCTTAGGGGCTTACACTTTCCCTACGCCCGCTTGATCCGCCCACCGAAGTCGGCTCACACCTTCACAGTATGGGGGTAGCCGACCCCGATGGGGAGGACGGAGGAGCTAGCTGAGCAACACAGCGTAGGTCGAGGAACTCGTGGCCGCGCCTTCCAACCACCACTTGCCGGAGCGGAACGTGATGGAGAACTCGGTCTTCGCATTCACCGGCGCGATGAGGGTGGCGAAGTTACCCGGATCGGCCGGGGTGATCGTCACGGACCCGCCGGTGCCCGAAGGCACGACGATCTGGATGCTCAAGGTCTGGCCTTCAAAGCCATCGGCCAAAGTCAGGGCACCCGCAACCGTGGTCGTATCAAGGTACTGGACAACCCGGCTCGACAGCGGAATCGCCAAGGGTGCCGTGGTCGTGATCGTCACAACCGCAGCAATGCCACTGGAAGTCGTGGCCCCAGCAGTCGCAATTGCCCCGCCGAGACGGGCGAAAATCTGACCGTTGGTGGTGGAACGATCCCAAGTGGCGAGCGCAGTCGCCAAGGCGACCTGGGAGCCGGTGACTGCGGCCATCGCGTAGCTACCGTTGACCACGGTCAGACCCGTCACGTCGATGGTGCAGTTGGCGCTAGTGAAGACCGGGACACCCTGACCATTGGCGGTCGGGACGTAGATATTCACCCAGCACGGACCCAGGAGGCTACCTTGCGGGGAATCCTTCACGACGCCTGCGAAGAAGTTCAGAGTTGCCGTGGTGGGTTTGATGACGTTGATAACTCGTGTCACGTTCTGATCGGATGCCGATACGAGATCGGTGCCTGCCAGTGCCGTCGAACCCGCCGAGGTATCATGCAGGCTGCTGGGATACGAAGCCACACCGAAGGCATTGAGAGCGCCCGACTTCTGCGCCCACGAGAAGTTCGTCGCTGCGTCGTAGCACAGGGCGTAACCAACAGCCAGCAAATCCGTGCCCGTGAAATATACCCGCTTGATCGAAACCTTCTCAGAAAATCCAGTCGTTACTTGTGAATCACTCATTGCGTTTCTCCGGGGGGATTGACCCCTTGGGGTTAAGAGCTTGCCCCCAAGGAGTCGATCCTTGGGGGCGACGACTCAAATGTTATCCTTAGCTGGTGGTGACGTTGTGAACCACGAAGCCCGCAGTGCGCCGGTTGATGCACAGGTTGTTGTGCGAACCATCCAGGTAGACCGTGACGGTCGTGTGCTGGAGGCGATCCGTCATGGGTTTCGATTCCTCCATCCAGAAACCGTCCTGGACGAATGGAATGAACTTCTTGAAGTCCACGGTGTAGATCGGATTGTTGGGCACGTTATCCAGATTCGGGATGTACTGAATCGGGATGCGATTGAAATAGCAGGTGCCCTCAACGTCGATCAGGCTCTTGCCCGCCAGGTCCTTCGGCTGGGTCGCGTCGTCGCGCTTGTCGGCCAAGTCCTGCAACTCGGTATTCACGTCCAGGTTCGCGTACATACGCCGAGTACCGACCTCATCGTTGCCCGGCGAGGTGATGAACAAAGGCGGCTTGAACCGAGTCGCCAGGATCGCCCGGCGCATGGTACGCAGGAGGGCGTTGTCAACCTTGGTATAGGTCGCAGCGTAGTTACGCCACTTGGCTTCCACGGAACCGTCGATACCCGCGCAGACCGTCCCAGTGCTGCCGTCCTGATACCGGATAGTCTGGCCGCTGAACCCGGCCGCGGTGACGCCGGAATTGAGCATGTTCAAATAGTACGGGATGCCGTAGGGGAACAACTTGTCCGTCGCATTGGTCGGGGTCTTCCAACCGCGATCTTCGATCAGGTCGGCAAGGGACCACAGGCCATCCGTTCGACGGGATTCCATGAGGTTAATGTAGCCCTTGGCCGTGTTCTTGTTACGCAGGATTTCCACGATGTCCCAGGAATAGTTCGTGCCGATCTGCGTCCACGGCACGTCGATCTGGCGCTGTTGATTCAGGACCGTAGGCTGGTCCACGTCGAACAGCTTGCGGTACGAAGCATTGCCCGATTGATCCAGCATCACGTTGCGCTGGATGCTGGTGCCGCCGTCGATCTGGGTGCGGTCTTCCTGGTAGATACGGCAGAACTCGTAATTCTGGTTGGTCCACGCGACTTCGAAGGTCTGCTTGGGCAGGTCTTTGAGGGTCGTGGCTATGAGGTCAACCAATTTATCGTTATCTATGCCCATGTCTTATCTCCATATGTTGTTGTGAACCAGTTATCCGAAAGCCTTGGCGAGACGGTCCTCGGTTCGGCCCATTAATTCTTGCCGATTCTGAGGAGGGCCACCCGCTGATCGCCGTCCTTGAGCGGTCGGTCGGAGGGTGATATTCGCGTTTCGCTTTTGAACCTTCGTTTGAAGCTGGCTCCGTATTGCGGTTTCTTTGACGCCACTGGCGACGGAATCGTGCGCCAGTGTAAGTGCTTCCTGAACGGACAACTCCCGGCCCTGGTACGCGGCACCGGCGCGAAGGGCGTCGGCCGTATCCAGAACCTTCTTGAACGCATCTACTTGGGCCGGGGTCTTCTCGGTAAAGTTCGCCGGGCCATAGAAGGATTCGTAGCCCTTCATGGTCTTGTCGCCGAAGAAGTCCCCAACCGACTTCGCCAAGCCTGCTTGGGCATCCTTGGTGGATTGTTCCCGCGCAGCCTGAGCGCCTTGCACGATGGGGCCGAGGGCGCTAATCGCCGCGTTGACCGGCCCGGCCAGCGCTTCGATCAAGTCCTTGTTCCCGTACTTCTCGACCATTTCCTGCACGTTGATCGGCGCGAGGGGCGCAGATGCAACAGGCAATGCAGGAGATGAGACGGCGGGGGCTGGGGAAGAAGCAGCCGGGGCAGTTCTCACTTTGCGGCCTATCTCTGCCCATTCCTGAATCTCCTTCGTCCGAGATTCGTGCATCCTCTCGAACGTCTTCATTGCTATGGCGGGATCGGTCTTCGAAAAGTTGGCGATCTCGTCATCAGTCCAGCCGCGCGCCTTTGCCGTTCGGACATACGCCGCGGGAAGGGTAGAGGCAGGTGCCACTGCTTCCTCTGACTTTTGGCCGGGGATCAAGTCTGAGACCTTCTCCGGCACTTCCGTCGTAACGGTTTCTGCAACAGGTGCCTCGACGACTTCTTCGACTGGTGCGGCAACAACAGGCTCCTCAACGGCCGGGGTGTCCGTGGTCTCGATATCGTCGAACGCCGCCAGGTGTGCTGTCACCGCTGCGACGACTTCCGGGTTATCAGAGAGACGCGGGGCCGGTCCTTGGGATATTGCTGTTGACGCCGGTTGTTCTGCTACATCGACCATTTTTGTTTCCTTGTCTGCTGTCCCCGAAGGGAGGTAGGAGACTATCTATCCACTGTATCCGCTACCTTAGCGAGATGTCAAGAACTTCTTTGAGCCGATTTTCGCATAGTGATCCGCCAGCCACAGGCACAATGTCGAAAAGATCAAGACTGCCAGATACCAAAGAGGGATATACGTAACCCCAAGGTTCAGCGCCCACCCAGCCGGAAAGACCGTCCATTCGTTGCGGTGAATAGGCGTCCAACGAGTGCAGAACCATGTGATATCCTCGATCAAGAGGGAGAGCGGAAGCATGGCGAACCCCATAAGAAGCATATACTTTTTTCGGTGTTCCGCCATATCCCGAAGGTGCAAGATCGCCAAAGAAAATGAAGCGACTGTCATCAGAGAGAGCAGGCACAGATGGTAGTATGCAAAGTGATTCCCCAGCCAAGGGATCGTTGCGAACCCCGCCGTGTCAGTCGGGATGTACTTCGCCTCCAGAATCCCGTAGGTGATGCCAGAAGCGAGAACCAAAAGAATCAGGCTCATAAGGTTCATCAGGTATCGCATTAGTAACTCCGCATATCTGCGAGGCCCGCGGCTTTGAAATAGGCGCGCTTTTGCCCGAGACTTTTGAGAACCGGGACGGCTGATCCTTCGTGCATTTCAAGATCGACATCGGGGAACCTCTTTCGGTGTTCGGCCACGTCTTCGGGGTCCGCAAGGAAGCCCATTGACTCCAGGCGGATCGGCTTCTTATAGTTGGCACGAACGGCCGAGTTCTGGAGGGCTATGGAAATAGGCATTAGCCTCCCGCACTTGGGGCACGTTGGAAGCCGATTCCAGTTGGCAATCGCACGATATTCGGCTAGTACCTCGCCGCACTCGCATTCATGGTCATACACTGGCATTACTTGTACCCCAACGCTTCATTCTGTGCCTGAACTTGAGCATTCTGTTTTGCAATGGCTTCGGCGGCAATCGCCTTGATGTGGGCCGTGTGCTTATCAAGCAGGGTGTTGAAATGCTGCTGCATGATACTTGCTACCTGGGAATAGGTATTGTAGGCATCCGTCTTCCCTGCTGTTTTTGCATCCGACGCTAACTTGGTCGTTTCAGCGATTCTCCCTTTGACGGCCTGGATGTACTTTTCCGGGTGTTCAGGGTCAACTTCCGTATCCCTCATCAAGTGCATCGCGATCTGGTCATTGAGAGGAGGGGGCACTTGACCACCACCCCCCGTCGCCGCCTGGAGTCCTTGCTTGGCTTGGGCCTCAACTGCGGCAGCGCGAGTTGCCTGAACCATTGCCGCCTTGGAAGGACTGCTCATGGCTTCTACTTCGGATTGCATTTGGGGGGCGCCGGGCTGTTGAATGTCACTCATGGGATCGGGCATTATGCACCATCCTTCGTGGCGGGGAATGCCTTGGCAAGCCCTTCCTTGACCTTAGTTTCCATATCGACCGCGCCTTGTATCGACCCGGCCTTCTTCTTCATATGCTTGAGCGCGGCTTGGTGCCGCTTCTCATCCAACCGGATATTCTGCGCTTCGGTCAAGTGCCGGGCGTCATCTTCTGCCTGGAAGTCATCCGGGGTATCCGCCGTCGCGCCACCTAGTTTCGCCGTAGCCATCATATTCTCCTAAAGTGTGTTCACCGACTGGTTAGGTTGGGCGTCGGACTCCATCGTCCCACCACCGCCCGCTCCCATTGGCATCTTGAGGTCGGCTGAGTTCATTGTATTGCCAGCTTGACCGTTCTGCTGGATCGCCGCCATACCGCCACCCGGTGCGGACATCGGTTTTTGGTTGTCGGGCTTCGGCCCGGCATTCATCTGCTGTAGCATCTGCGCCTGGAAATTCGGATCATAGAACACTTCGTCCATCCATTCCAGGTCGAGTTCCTTGGCCATACGAACAGCAAAAGCAGGGAACGAGAAGGGAACTTGCATCTGCTGGCAGACCATTGCGGCTTGGGCCGCGGACGGCAGAACCTTCGCGGCGAATAGCAGCGCCTTCTGGAGTCGCTGATTGGGGTCCAGCCGGGACATGGACTTTTCTTCGATCTCAAAGTGGAAATCGAGGAAGTCCCCCTGACGAGTATCCGGGCTGAGGATCGTCTGTTCCTGGATCATCTTGGGCGGGATGATGACCGGCCCCATAGGACTCATCACCGTTTGAGCCGGGATCGGCGTCCGCTTGATGAGGGGGAGCGAAATCAGGGGGTCGGTGTGTAGATACCACGCCAACTTGCGTTGAACGTTCTTGGTGCCGATGTATACAATATCCCGCATATCTTCGATACGAACACCCGCATTGCTCTGGAGGATATTGGCTTGGGTCGCGGTATTCGCGTTGGACTTCACGCCGCCGAGTTGATCGGTGTTACCCGAGGCGAGGTTAAACCAGTAGGACAACTGCTGGAGATGTTCTGAATTGGAATTCTGCTGACCGCCGTAATGCTGCACGGCGACACCCTGTACATCGGCCACTCCAATTGCTTCGCCATCGCCCGCATCTATGATTTCCTGCGCATCATCCGCGGCCGAAGGCTTGTATGTCAACACGTCCTTCTGACGTTCAGCTTGCTCCATGATCTTCTTGGCCATCTTGTTAGAGGCCACATGGAGGTCGTACCATATACCCACCGGCGCGATAGGCATTGGGTTATTCGGAAGCGGGGGAGTGAGGGATAGGTATGTGTAAGGTCCCTCATCAGGCCCGTCGTAGTCCTGGACGCGGAGATAGTCATCAAACACATTGCGACTGGCGGGAAGCGTGACAATGGCCCGCGCCGCGGGAACCCAGACTTCCCGGACATCCACAAGGTCTTGAAAGCTACTGATCTCGGTCGGCGTGACATCGTGCATCGACATCTGATCGACTTCGCGCCGGGCGTAGGGGTCCTGATCCGCGGAAATCAGACGTTCCACGAGGTCATTCTTATAGAGACCTGAATCCAACAGCATCTGCCGGGGAACGCGAACTCGGTGCCCTACGAAGGATGCTTCCTCTAACCGGCGAGCCGCGGGGTCCAGAATGTAGTCGTCGAAGTCCACCACGGTTGCGTAGGGACGGCCCGCGTCGATTCGTAAGTCGTCCCCGAAGGTTATCAGATCATCGCTCGTGGCGATCCCGGTCTTCATAATTCCGAGTACAAAGAGCGAGTCTACGATCCATCTGCGTAGTTCATCGCGTAGATTCATCTCTTTGGCGAGAAAGTCCAGGCCCAGACCCAGAAGTTCCGCGTAGCCACGGTACATCAGAAACTTGGAAGTCACGACGGTCTTGGGGAAATTGGTCACGAGGTTAGGCACGAGAGTTGCAATCGCACCGAAGATCATGTTGAGCGGCTCGTTACCTATCGTGGCAGAATCTTTATCGTAATACTGCCCGGCGAACTCCCTCAAGAATAGAAGACGGGAGGATCGGAAAGTTCGGAGACGTTCCTCGCCCAACGCGATAGCCCGGTACATTTTCTTAACGGTCACTTCCCGTGTAGGCATATCTATACCTGGAACTGTCGCAAATACGCGGCAGCCTTTTCAAGCGTCATGGGGTTTTCCCTAGCCCCGCCGAGAAGGGTGTTACACCCACAACACAGTAGACGCCGCACTTGTCCGGTTTCGTGGTTGTGGTCAACCGCTAAACGAGAAGGTTTACCTCCGTGAGTTCTTGTTTCTTCCTGGCCACAAATGTAACACCTTCCGTTTTGTTCTAAAAACATGCGATCATACTGCGCCGCGGATAAACCATAAAGTCGGGAGAGATTCTTATCTCTATCGTAGTCGGTGTTAGAACGGGCTTCACGTCTACGCTTACTTCCAGCCAAGGCTTGCGCCTTATGTTCGTAATACCACCGCTTCGCTCGTTCTCTCGAACGTAGTCTTCTGGCGGGGTCTTTCGCGTAATAACGCTGTCCTTGCAACTGGACCTTTTCAGGATCACGGACTCGTTTTGGCATTATCTGCCCTTCTTATAAAACTCAGGGTGGCCGGATGAGAAATCCACCACCGCACCCCATTCTAACCGATTAGTCTTCCTATGCGCAAGGGCGAATCTTTTTCGTTCCCCAATAGACCTTCCCGGAGGAAGCGGTTCCACGGGTTTTCCTGTAGGGGCATCTTCGACCCCTAAGAGCATTAACATATCAGCTATGACTCTATCCCCGTGAGTAAGTTGCGCCGATTCTGATTCTTTAACGAATTCCGCGGGTCCGAGGCCACCAGA